GAGATGATCTTGCGCAGGCGCTCTTCATCGCGGATCATCTGCCCGGCCCGCAGGCCCTCTCGAAAGCGGATGGTGTAAACCACCTCATTCTCATGGACGATACGCCCGGCATAGAGGTTTTCGCGGCCGCCGCTCTCGGTACGCTGGGCGAAACAGACTGCTATCCGTACCAGTGACCGGACGAGTTCGTTGTAGTCGTCCCGCTCCTCGGTGTATCCGAGGATTTCGATACGTCGATCAAACATGACCGTAGGGAGTTACCCGCCACGGCTGGAGCAGTTTATCCGCCGTAAGGGAGAGTTCCGAAACCGAACGGCCGACGAGATTGTCCGATTCGTTATCGTAGAGCGTACCCAGCGTCAACAGAATCGCCGCCTTGATCGCCGGAGGAATATTGTCTTTGTTATAGCCGACGATGGCCGTTACCGTAATCTTCTCACCGCTATACTGCGGCTCGGTGACGAGGAGCGGTTCATAGTCGTCCTCTAAAAGCGTGTAATCCTTTTCGGGGATCGAAGAATGAGATACGGCGAGCCGCTCGATCTGCGTCGTAGGAACAGGCAGGCGGACGATGGGAGCGTCGGTGGGCATCAGCACGTCGAACGACACCTTCTTCTCCCGGATGATCCGGCCCGTCCTGTCCTCGGCCACAGCAACAGCCATGTCGAGTTTTGCAGCGATTAACATGTCATCATAGGTGGCGCTGCCTACTCGCAGGTGTTGCTTGGCAAGCTCCAGCGTAATCGGCAACTCCCGGATCTCGATTACTTTCATAAGCTACGAAGCCTTGTGTACCAACTTGTGGACCGGATGCGTTCCGGCGTCGAGGAGGATGCCGTCCATACGGGCGAAGCCGAACAGTCCGATGGAGAGGTACTCGGCCAAGAGTTCGTTCAGGCGGATCACGCGGAACGACTTGACCATACGGATCTTGTACTTCGAGAGGTCCCCAAAGAGCACCGAGGCTTTGCCGGCTGCGATGTCGTCGATGTCGTCGTTGAGGATGTAGTTCTTACCGAACAGTGTCGGCGGCGTACCGTCCTTCGCACCCTCCTGCCAGATGTAGCGGCCCGTGGTGTCTTTGATCTTAACGAGCGACCACAACGTGTTGCGGTTAAACATGAACTTGCCCCGCTGGGCATACGCCGAGTCCACGCCCCGGATCAGGTCGATGATGTCGTCTAAGGTGATGGCCGTCGCCGCAGGTTTGGCATCCGAGGCCGTCGCCCAGTTGACGATGCCCTTCGGCTTGCCCGTACCGCTGCCGATGGTAAGGTCCGCGTTGATGCCGCGCCCGAAACTCTCCGCAAGCAGATTCGAGAGCAGCGACTCCAGATCGAAGGCCGAGTCCTGGAGCAGTTCCATCGACACGGGAACAATCGGGGTACGGTAGGTGTATGCCTTGAGGATTTCGGAGCCGAACGACGGAGCCGACTTGGTCGACTGGTTGTACTCGGCCACGACCGTAGCCTTCGCATCGGTATTGTTCACCGTCGGCATAATCAGATCGCCCCCTTTGCTCGTGGTAAGCAGCGTCCCGGCCTCGAACATTCCGCCGTAGGCTTTCAGGGCGATTTCGATATTATCGGCCAACGTCTCCGGGACGATCACGCCCGCCGTAAGTCCCGTGATGCCGGCACGCTGCTCGAATAATGTACGGCTCTCGGCCGAGATGCCTGTGGCCCCGCGCAACAGGTAGTCCTTAAATGCGGAGCGATATTCGTCCTGCTGCTTGGAGTCGGTAGCCGGCGAAGGAGTGCGCTGTTCGATCTGCTGCGCAGCTTGGTTGCGTTCGATCTCCGCGAAGCGCTCTTCGCTCTCGACGGCCTTATCCGTTTTGTCGTAGTCCGCAAGAAGCTGCTGCCAGCGGGACTCCTCCTCGGCAGTCATCTCTCGGCCATCGGTCGCCGTGCGCAGCTCGTCGATCTGCTTGAAGACCGAAGCGCGTGCCTCGCGTAAAGTTTTCAGTTTGCTCATAAACTTGAATTTTTAATTTCTGAGAGCAAACATAAGCCTGCGAGTGTACCTATTGGGTAAACTTTGTCACATATGGAGTCATGATTGCTTAAAATGGTTCTAAAAAAAAGAGTGTAAACATATTTGTTTACACTCTTTGGAAACAGTAGCGAATTATTTAAATACTGCCTATTATTAATGTCTTTTATCGAGGGCCTATAAATCGATCCCCATTGAAATGTACCATATGATCAGGATTCTCGGCAAGCCAAACTTCTGTTTCCCATGCAATTTCGGCAATATGCTTTCTCAATTCCGTTCGATCCGGGAATGCTGTAACATATATTTTGCTTACT